CGTTTGTTCGCTTTGTGGCACTGCACGCACAGACCGGTCTGAACTGTGCAGCCGCAGCCCAAGCAAGCGGCTAACTCGTGACATAACTGTTTCCATCGTTGTAGTTCCTCTATCGTTTCTTTGTTTTGGTTTTGCTGTTCTTGCGAATGTACCATACGCATGAAATTGAGATCTTATATTTGGCCGACAATTCACGGAGCGTGTAGGTGTGATGCTCCTTGAGGATGGCGGTCTTGATCTCGTCCGGGATCGCCAGCCACCGCCTCTCGATCCGAGGGTTCGGATCTTTGAACGGCTTGACGACGCCCACCATCCGTTCCATTGCTTCCTTGGTCAATCCGAATCTTGCCAGTGTACTCATTTTTCAGTTGGTTGATTTCACGCTCCAGGTTTCGAGCGAAGTCGGTCCAGAGCGCGAGGCGATCTTTGAGCCAGAACTCGACGTATGCATCGGTGCGTGGGGTATCGCTCATGGTTTTGGTTCCACCGATATGAAGTATCCTCCGTCATACAGCGGGCTTTCTGGGTCGCAATGTGCGTTTCTGTGACTTGCGTCGGAATCAGCGTTTTCTTTTTCCCATCCATGGATGTGGTGACGCTTACAGAACGGGCACCATACTTGGATCGTGTCGTTGTCGTTTTGTCTTCTGGTGACCTTACCAACCAGAATTGGGTATGCTTTTTTGTTCCAGCGTTTCATGGTTTCTCGGTAGTAAGTGACTTGATGTATCGGTTTCTCTCAGCCGGTTTGGCGTCGATGATGTACTGCAAAGCACCGCAAGCGTTCAGGCTGGTCGTGTGTTCCCAGTCGTCCTTCTTGTCGTACAACTCATGCCATCGCTCGTTGGGTACGACGACAATCTGGCCGGTTCGCTTGTGACGGAACACGAATGCGGCTGGTCCGATTGGGATGTTCATCGTCCCTCCAACCATTTCACCAGATCACCAAGCTCGTCGATCTGTAGTTCCAGTCTCTTTATCTTCTCGTTCGCTCCAACCAGTTGCCGCTCCAGTTGTCTTGCGAAACCGATCTTCACGAACTGATTGAATCCCGCCGTGATGTATGGCTGTCGGTCTGTGCGCGGTGTTTTGCTGACGACCATTTTGTTGGTGTTAACAATATGGTTCACAACTTCACCTCCTTCTCATTCCACAGCAGCAGATCGGCACGGAGAGCGTCGTTCTCCTGCTCTAGTTGTTTCACTCGATCCTCCAGCTTGCGAGCGTCGATTGCGATTGCGCGGAGTTCGTTTCGATCTGGAGGTAGATCCAAAACTGGAATCATCCTCAGTATTCGTTCTTCAAGTGTCACAGCTTGGCCTCCTTGGCTTTGTTTCTATTTTGATTGATGAAGCTAATTGGATTTGCTGAAAGCGTCTGCTTACCGCAATGGATGCATTTCCATTTTCTTTTAACATTGAATGCAACGTCCCAGTGAGAATGTGAGCCATGGAAACTGTCGTTTAGCGGTTGCCAATAATGAGAACACGCAATTCCAAGAAACCGTTTGAGTATCTTTCCAATACAATTCATTGCGCTCACAGCTTGGCCTCCTTGGCTTGAAGTGCTGCTCTCGCTTGAATTACTTCAGGCATAATGTCAGCATCCAAGAATCCAGCGTCTCCGCTGTTAGCTAGATCCACTATCCAGCTAACTGTTTCTTTCAACGCCTCCTCCAACCGCTTGATGCGCTCTTGAAGCCGCAGGTTTTCTTCATCCAACAATTGCTGCTGACGGATTATTGCGTTGGCTTCGTTGAGTCCGCGCTCCAACCTCCTGCACAGCATACCGAGTTCGGCCACGTTGTGAGGTGTACTGTCTGATATCGGGGTGTCGCTCATTTCGCCTCCTCCCTCGCTTTGAGCATCGCGTCGGCCATCTCATATGCAAACTTTGCAGCCAATGGTGGAATAGGGGATGAGTGCTCACCCTGCTGCCACAATTCTTTAAGCACAGCAGCCAACACAGCCGCCGCGAAGTAGTCGCGGAGGGTCATGCCGGGGAACTTGCGAGTGTCGCATACTTCACCGTTGCAGCGTATTTGTTCCTCACATGGAAACGCCGGTCCTCCGTTGTCGATTGGTTGGTTGCTCATTTTGATTCCTTCTTCTTCCGGTTCTTTGTCCAGTAACTAACCTCGTAAGCTTTCACTCGCTTGAATGCTTTGTACGCTTCACCGGCTTCCTTGCGGCTCAGCACCATCACTCCATTCCCATCGTTCACGATTCTCTTCACATTATCGCTCATCGCCCACCTCCCAGTGCGTAGTGCAGGATCAAGAGCGCATCGCAATTACCTAGGGTCACATCGAGTTGTGGGTACAACTCCTGAGCCTTGCTCTTCAGCTTGCGCTTCCACTCAGGACCGGTGGCGCATGCCTTTCTACCGCCGAGTCCGAGGGGTTCCTGCCAGATCTTGGGTTCGACTCGGTGCAGTGCGTAGCCCTGAGAGTAGGCCAGTCCTTGGACGATGCCGTAGTTTTCATGGAGTGTTGCGACCGAAGCAGCAGGCGTCAGCTTGGACACGAACTTGGGAACCTTCTCAATCCACAAGTGGCTATCTGCTAATTTGAATCCGCTTAGTAGTTGCGCCATATCGGGCAATGATTCGGGCATTGGGAACAGTAGGATGCCGTCCTTGGTGTGGATAGCGAACCCGCCGTTTACGCCTGGGTCACAGGCTACGATTGTTTTGTTCATTGGTTTTGGTGTTCTGCGATTTGATGGTGAGAGAGTGGCCTACATAGATCCCCGCGATAACGCACAGTGGCATCAGCACGGCCATACAAACGATTGTGATGACGGTGTTCATACAATATAGCATCCAAGTTCCTTGTAGCATTTGAGACGTTTCTTCGCGTGAGCCATAGCCAGCGGATGGAAGGTGTCCTTGAAGTCGTGGATGATCGCGTGGTCCTTTCCTGGCGCACGGCGCAATGCACGGCTGGCCCGCTGGATAGTCTTCTGGGCACTGCGACCACCGGAGACCATGACCAGTGTGTGGACGTTCGGCAGATCCAATCCCTCATCGGCCAATGAAGTGGCGATCATGGTGCTGATATTCCCAGCTTTGAACTCCTCGATTGCTTCGCGTCGAAGCTTCTTCGGCATCTTAGAATAGACGAGTACGGAGCCTCTCAATGCCAGCATGTAATGCTCACCGAGGGTTACCCGTGGAACCAGAACGAGGGTGGGGTGCTTGGGTCCACCGGATGCGGCCATCATAGTCGCCATGTCGTTCCTCGCCTTATTCTGGCAGATTCCGATATCGACCAGAGCTTCCCAAGCGCACATCGCTCGGAGTTCCTGGTGGCGGATACGCATGTAGCGTTTGCGATCAGCGAAGAGTCTTTCGATCTGGTCATCGATCCGTTGCTGGAGCATCGGGTCTGTCGATGGGTGCATGTACACATTAGCGTGGGCCAGAACATTGCCCAGTTCCTCACGCTTGATCTCGAAGCTGTTGTTGGCAAAGAGATAACGAAGTGCGGCGTTGCGCTCTGGGTCATCGCACCACGGGGTGGCATCGAAACCGAAGACCGATCCGGGGCAGGACTCGATGATTCTTCTCCAAGTCTCGGCTGGCGCATGCTTCGCCTCATCGACGATCAGGACGGCCTTCTTGGAAAAATCGACTGACTCATGCGGGCACCGGACTTCGACGCGGGAGATGTCTACCCCGGCAGCGATAAGCGCACTGGTTGCCTGATTGCAGGTCTCGCGGGTGGGGGCGAGCCATCCGAAGCTCACATTGGGAAATTTGGTGGCAGCGTGTTTGATGATCGAGGAAGCGATCAGTGTCTTGCCGCATCCTGCTGGTGCGATGATGAGTCCACTGTTGGCAAGCATGGCCCATTCGACCGCTCGTTGCTGGTATGGACGAAGCAGAAATGCTTGCGTCGAAATGGTTTCGGGATGATCTTTGGTCTGCATAGCGTGTCGTTGCGCTCTGTTTGTTTGTTTTGGACTCATATCACCCCCCGGAGGCTGCACACTCCGGGGGGCTTTGTTTTATGGGTTAGATGGTGTCGATGTCGGACGGCACCTTCTTCATGCGACGAACGCGAAGAGCGATCTGCTCAGCACCGTTCTTGTCGGTGTACTTCTCCTCTTCGAGGACGACGATGAGCGAGAGTCCTACGAAGCCTTGGAGGAATCGGAAGAAGGCTCCGTTGACGCTAAAATCGAACTCGGCCCCATCATCGATGTTGGCTTCGGTCGCGCTGATGAGGGCTTGAATGCGCCACATCATGGTCTCCTTGAGCAGGAAGCGGTCGCTGATGACCTCACCATTTGCGCCCTTGTAGCGGAGGGTGGCAACGCTGTTGCCGGACTTGTCGAGACCATCATCCTTACAGGAATTGATGACCACGGTGTATTCGCCGGGACCAGCGAACGGCTTAACTTCTGCGGCGGAACGATCAACTTTGAATGTCATGTGAGTATGTATGTGTTGGTTTGTTTATTCGGACTGACGAGCCGCCCACACGGGCAGCGAAAGGGATTGGATCTGGGATGAGTAACAGGGCCAAGAGTTGAGTTCTTGGCATTCGATGAATGTCTTGAGCTGCTCATCAATGATGGATTGACCCACATCGATGGCCAGTTGATCGAGTTCGTAGCAAGCGACTCCGTAAGGAGCCTCCTTCTCGACTGCGATGAACACGAACCGGTTGATACCGGTGATACGCTGATACCAAGCGGCTTGAACGTGGTACCGGAACTGAGCGACGGACTTGGCGAAGGCGTTGGCCGATGCGTCCTGGGTGGTCTTGAGGTCTATGATGTAATCACTACCCATACCATCGATGCGGGCTTTGACCTCCACACCGTTCCAGTTGTCGAAGTACGAGACCTCGGCCTTGATGCCATTGAGTAGGCCAGAAGCTGCTGGATGAGCGTGAACCGCAGCGGCTGCTCCGGTGATGTTGTCCCACTGCTCTTGAGGCAGAGGGGTCTTGCCAGAGTCCAGAATGGCTTGCCACGCGGCCTTGCCCTCCTTGGTGCGTCGATCTCCATCGAACACCGTGTACTGGCCTACGAAGCGATCAGGCTCCAGCACGGCGCAATGAGCGGCGGTACCGAACTCCAGTGCGGGACTGGATTCGTTGCGGGTGGTCCCATCCTGCCAAGCGCGGAAGTGAGCGGGCGACTTGCGGAACTGATCGAGACCGGACTTCGAGAGTGCCTTCGTGGCGTGGTAAACCTCCGCCGCTAAGTTGTAGATGGCATCAGCCATTGGACACCTCCGTGGCAACGATCTCGGGGCTGACGATCACCGGCAGCTTGCTCAAGATCAGGTCAGGCTTGGCGATGTACTTGGAGGCGATGGAGTCATCCAGATCACGGAAGGTCTGACCATCCTTGATTCTACCTGCTTTGAGGAGCAGGGCGTTCACATCTTCCTCGCGATCCTCGAACAGGGCTTCGAGCTTTGCGGTGATGTCGAAGCTCTTGGTGGGGGCCGTAGCCACTTCGGTGACTGCGGGCTGGAAGTCTTCGGTCTCTTCCGGCGTGTAGATACCGGCGACCACTTCAGGAGCCAGCATGCGAATGGCTTTGGAGATGCATCGAGCGCGGAGCATTGCACCCGGATCTTTGGCCCACCCGGAACCCGGCTTGGCGGGCAGGAGCTGAGCGAGTTTCGCATCCTCGACCGAGAACCCGATCTCGCAGGAATTGCCGTCATAGGTCCAGAGTGCGATGGCAGCGCGGCTATCGAACTGCTTCCAGAGAACCTTGCCGCCACGGGCACGGTAACCGGCCAGCATGGCATCGCTCCTCATAGAGAGGGAGCCATTGATGATGTGATACTCTCTCTTGAAATCGAACGGGGTCTTCTTCTCGGCGGCGCATTGCCACGCGATTAGCTTACCCTGTTCGACCTTGGTGCATCCCAGCATTCCGCTGGCTGCGATCCACTCGCCCATCTTCTCGATGGCGGTGATGGGGTCACCGATCTTGGCGTACATTTCGCCAGAGTCGGTCTGTTGCGTTGTCGTTGCTATTGCATTCATTGTGGGTTTTGTCGGAGGAGTTCCTCGATTACATCGGAGCGGACACGGATAGTGCGCTTCGTGGCTTTCATAGCCGGAAGTTTTCCTGACCGAATCCACCGCCTTACCGTCTCGGGATGAGTCCCGAGAGCCGAGGCGATCTCTTGGACGGTTAGAAGTTTTACGCTCACGCAAGCGAATGTAGCCGCGTGTTGCAAACTGTCGAGAGAAATCTTTTGGGAATTTACTCGGACGGTTGCTGGAACCCTCGGCGGGCTGAGATTGGCGTGAGGGTTTGGCCGGATTGAGTCAGTTCCCGAACAAACTGCTTTTTCGCCGTAAGCAGGCCGTCATCGTATGCCCTCTGGAGGAGCTTGAGTTTGCGTTCATCACCGCCCTGTTGGAACCGAGGACGCATAAATTCCTGTTCGGCAAACAAGCGGCGGTATTTTCCAACGAGTTCGCTGTACCGGTCATACTGCTCCGGTTCCATGCGGTCATAGGTCTTTTGCTTCCAAGTCAGGCTGGGATTCGGAACCGATGGAATTGCGCTGTTATCGGCAGTTCTGCGCCAGATCGAGTAGATCGATGTGTTGAGCGGATCGGCATCGATGTCGCGGGCCTTCCAAGCGTTGAAGAACTGGTAGACCCACGGGTTGCTTCCTTTCGGGGTCTGCTCAACTGCGTCTCCCCAGAGGTCTCGGCGCACCGGCATCGCATTCGGATCTTTCGCACCTGGTATCGCAAGACCGAGAGCAGCATATCTTTGGTTCAATTCATCAACCGTATCCTTGATGAAACTTTGGCCACCGATGACAGGAAGCTTGTCGCGTTCAGCGCGGCGCATGGAGCCAAGAATCGCGGGAGCCACCGGAGAAGCGGCAGTCACTGCGAGGTTCTTGATCCAACGGTCCATCGATGAAGTCGATTCTTGCGAGAGGAGCTTGATAAAATCGCTGGTTCCTTTGAGGAACTGCTGCTCCATCACAAAGTTGAGTCCAGATTGAGGCACAGCCTTGAAGACTGATGTGGCAAGCTCTTCGTTGGTGCGACCGCGCTCGGCTTGACGCAATGCGCTACCGGCCATGATGCCCAATGCTCCAGCGGTTCCGAGTGATGAGAGATCGACCACAGTATCACCGCCTTGAAAGTCTGCTTTGCCGCCGCT